CCGCTGCACCTTCAAAATGGTCATTGACAGATGCAGCGTAGTGAGCAACAAGCCTAGGCTCCTGTTGTGAGTAGTCGAAACTACCCCATTGTTTACCTTCTTCAGGTAAGAACAAGCTTCTAATTTTATCTCCATATTCTTTATTTCTTGCAGGAATTTGTTGCAGGTTAGGATTAGAGTATGATAAACGTCCAGATACAGTTCCACCTTGGTCAGATCTAAGTTGATTTATTTCAGAATGTATTCTACCTTTGTGAACATAACGTTGAATGGAGTCTATGAATGTTGAATGAAATTTATTTATTTCTCTTGCTGATCTTATTAGTTGCGCTATTGGGTTATCACAATTTACTAACCAGTTTTGCGTAAAACTTGGTTCTCCGGTTTTCGCTGTCCGTGGGTACTCAACACCTATTCTATCAAAAACTTGTGCTACTGATCTTCCGGCCCAGATGTCTATATCTAATGTAGTTTGTTTTTTAATGTCATGTAAAATTGTTTTTTCTTTAGCTACAAATTCTTTTTTTAGACTTCTAGCCTTCTCTTCATCAACTCTTATACCTCTTCTTCTAGTATCAATTAAAATAGGCAATAATTCCATCTCCATTTCCCACACATCGTGTAGGGACTGCTTAGATAGCTCTGTTTTTAGCACTTGCCATAAACGTAAGGTTAGACCTGCATCTTGCTCAGCATAGAAGCCTACGTAGCCCGCAGGCAGCCTCCACATGTCCGCTTTAGGGTCAATTCCCCATTCTTTTGCTTTTTCATTCAAAAACGTTTCATTTTTAATTTCACCTAAATAATCTTTAGCACAAGCATTTAAACTAAAACTAAATCTATTTTCATTTATGATTGCAGCAGCAATCATTGTATCAACTATCTTACCTCTGATCTCAAAACCATTTACAAGCAGCCAACCTACATCATAACTTGCATTATGAAATATTTTAGTAGCATCTGTTTTTAAAATATCTTGCATCCAAGCGGTGGTAATCGCTAAATCCATATTCCCACCAGCATCATGTTGAATTGGAAAGTACCATTGTTGGCCAAGTGCAGCTACTGCAAAACCAACTATTGCACCATCAAAGGTTGCCCATCCTGGTCCTTTTGTTTTTATGTTTGGATCTTTAGTCTCCAAGTCAATCGCTATTTCAGTCGCTTGAGATAAATCTGGATATTCTGATGGAGCTACCCAATCACTATCATTGTATATAAAGTTTAATTGATGAGTCATAATTTAATTTCCAAAAAAAATATTACCTGACACTGTTATTCTATAATCTTCACTAGAAAAAAAAGGGTACACACAATGACTGAGTTGAGATCTAAATATTAAACCTGTGCCTTCCCAAGTCTTATCAACTGGAATATCTTCAATTAATATATTATTAGTTTTATAAGGGTCAATTTGTAAAAATTGTAAATGACCCGCCAAATTTTTTTTTGAATTAATTCCTGGAGATTTTTTTAATTCATCAGACATTAAAAAAGGTATTTGTATAAATAAAATAAAACTAAAAACACCACTGTGATAATGAACTGGGTTGAACTCATTTTTTTTCTGAAAATTAACCCATAAATTACCTAAAACTAATTTTTGTGGTTCTTTTAATATTTCTATATTTTTGAAATGCTCTAATAAAAAATTGTTTTCATTTATTTTATCAATAATAAATTTTTCATATTTTTCTATATCATCTTTTAGAGCGTATTCTTCTCTTATGTTCCCAACTAAATTAGAATTATATTCTTTTTCTTTCTTTCTTACGTCTTCTTTCAATTGATGAAAAATATTTTCTGTAATATTAAATTTGTGAATCATTAATTTTTTAGTTTTTCAGTGTGTCCATCAGTATATAAATTTTGTATTGCTACACTCATATCAATTTTACATTCGAATATATAACAATCGGCACAATAGTAAATGCGATTATGAATAATTACAGAGGGAATTGTATTACACACTTCACATTTAATTTTTTTACTTTTTGGTTTTTTTGGCATCTTTTAATTTTTGTATTTCTAAATCACAATAGTGTTTAATCTTTTCAAGATCTTCGATACCATTTTTATATGGATATCTCAAAACATATTTTACAACGTTACCTTGAAAAAATGTAAGTTCATTTTTTGAAATAAATTCATAAGGTTGAATTAAATAGTGTTGATAGTGAGATCCTCCAATTTGTTTATCTTCTGGAAATACTTCATCGAACATATTTTTATCTGACATAGTTAGCCTCATATTGTTTATAATATTTTCCTAATGGAAAGTTATATTGATGATAGGTACCCAACAGATGGAGTGTGCTTTTAGATCTAGTAGCACCTGTATACCAAACCCTAAGTTCTTTTACCTTATCTGCTAAATTCTTTTTATCAAAGTGTGATGGAAAATTACATTTGCTCGCCAGGACAACATTATCTGCCTCGCCGCCTTTTACCTGATGAATTGTATCTATTATTATTTTAGGAGGTTGTGATAAATCTACACCTTCTTTCATAAGTTTTTGAAAATATTTTTTATCTTTATCTTTAAATTTTCTTTTAAATACCTCAGTCCAAAGACCCTTTTCGTCTCGCATACCACACCTTAAATGTAATTCATCAAAAGTAAATACTTGATTTGGATGTGCAAAACTCCATTTCTTACTGTCCGTTGACCGGTAGCCGTGATCAATGTTTAACAAAAACTCATACATTGTAGTAGCTTCTTCTCTAGTAATACTACCCCCTTCACAAATTTTTTCCCAATAATTTATAGCTGAAAATTGATTAGGATCAAAAGACTTATTATTTTTTTGATCTTGATAATATAAACCTAAACTTTTTGCCTCCTGCTGCAGCTCCTTCTTTACATCATTTATCCTAGCCAACACCATCCAATTGCCATCCATAGTCCAAGGTACTTTTTTTAAACCACCCCATCTGTAAATAGCTCCTTCTTTACCGTTTGAATGAAATTCTTTCTTAACTCTATTATTACCCATACTATTTAGTAAACATTTGGAAAAGAAATGTATGTTTTTGTTCAGTCTTACTGACTTTTTTAAAACTAAAGTCTTCCCTGGAAAATTTTGAAATAGGTCCACATCTGCACCATTCCATTCATAAATTGCTTGGTCATCATCACCTGCAATGTAAACTCTCTCTACTGCACCTGCTATCTTTACAACCATGTCCCATTGCAGCGGTGTTAGATCCTGAGCTTCATCAACCATTAAAACTTTAAAAGGAATAACTAGGCCATCCTCAATAAACTTTTCTACCATGTCGGTGAAGTCTAACCTGTCCGCTGTTCGGTGGCCACCTTCCATCTCCATTGTTTTAAATTCTTTGTAGCCTGAAATGATAGATTTAAACTGTTGCAGCCTTACAGATTTTCTAGTTTGTTGCTTATATAGCCACACAGGATCTACTTTCATGTTTCTTGCTCTGTCGTATATTTGAAGTGACCAGTTATTATAAACTTTTGCATCGTCATAATTATCTTTGTAGCCAACCTTTACAGTTCCGTACTGAGTGTGAAACATCAGCAGGTCTGCCTTTGGATCTAATACGGGAATTTCAGCAAACTGTTGTCTGGCCAGAGAATGTAGTGTTCTAAAATATGAGAAAGCATCTTCATCATAACCTTTAAACTTTTGTCGAACTCTTGCAACACATTCATTAACAGCTTTGTTGGTGAATGATACGTAACAAATTTCGTCTGGTGAATAACCTTTTTCTAAATATCTTTTGACTCTCTTAAGTAAGTTTTCAGTCTTACCTGTTCCTGGAGGTCCAAATATTTTAATTGTCTTCCCACGCAGCTTTTGCTTTAACAAATTTGACATCTTTATTTCTGTGCTCACTTTGTTTTGGTAGCTCTACTACCCAATGCCTAGACTGTATGCCTTTGAACTTAGACTTGGGTTGTGCACCACCTGTTTCTAAAAATTTAGTACATTCTTTTTCGTTCCAATTATAACCCATTTTTTTCATAAAGTTTTTAAAGGTTTCTAATTTAAATCTCATCTCCACATCATCTTTCCAAATATTTCCAGAATCAATTTGATCAAACTCAGTAGTATCTTCGACATCTTCTAAGAACCTAGACATTCTAGAATTAAATACATCTGTAAGTTCCTCTAAACCATCAAAGCCTTCCATGTCGTGCTTGTTGGACATTAATTCTTGGAGCCAATCTCTATAAGGATCTGGATCTCTTTTAGTTGGTTTTAAAGATCTCCATACTATATCGTAATTTAACAATGCTTCTCCTAACAACTGTTGTTGATATAGCTGCTTTGTTGATAATCGAATTGATTTACCTTGAATAGGGAGTATCCAATAAGGTTCTGGGTATGAATTTATTTTTGTAAGTTTTCCAACTTCAGGTAAAGCCTCGTTTTTACCAATACCATGTGCACGTCTTAAACAAGTTGCAGATGAACAGTGCATTCGTGCAATAGATGTTTTACATTTGTAAGTATATTCTTTGTTTTCAACACCTTTAAAAATATTGTTTAACTCCTGCGGGTGAAGTGGTTCAGAGCATACTTTAGACATCATGTTACGAGTCCAATCTTGGTACATTACAGGATCTGGATTTATTTTTTTACCCAATACAGCTACATTAAACATAGCATCATTACGACCTTCACCTTTCGTAACTTTATTTTTCATAAAATTAACTACACAAGGCGGGTAGTCTTTTGTTTCATCATCTTGAAATACTTTTAATTTTTTAAACTGTGATGGTGTTAATCTATATTGAGATATAAATTTAAACAGATCCTCTAATTTAATTGAGTTTGCCTCATCATCCATACAAACTCTTGTTGTCATGTGTGCTTTTTGGTAAGGAAGATTTACAAAATTACCTTTACGTTTATCTTCCCATTTTACAGGAGTTAGATCTACTTCGTCTTGTGCAGGATAAATATCTGTTTTTGTATCATGACACCTAAGTCTGAAGCCAACTCAATTAATTTTTTACGCATTGAAGATGCAGCAACTACACCATCAATAAATAAAATTAAATGGAGTCCGTTGGATTTTGATCTGAACGGGATGAGCGGGTATTTCCTTTTCCGTATAACTGATATAACTTCCTTATGTTGTATATTGTAGCGATCAACATCGATGACCCCCCAACTACATGTATTATCATCTCTGATAGGGACACTTCCATAATATTTTTCTCCTTTTAAATGTTGTAACCAATCATTCTTGGTCATGGGTTTAGGTTCAACCCAATGTCTGAATTCTTGTTTACCGTCACGATCACGTTTCTGACCTAAAGGTACGGAATTGCCAAAATATGTAGTAGAGCCCTGGAAGAGTTCTACAAACTCCTCCAGGGTCTTGTCAAGTATCTCCATCGTTAGAATGGAGATTTTTCTGTTTTTTCTTCGTTGGAGTGACTTGCTCTCACCGCACCTTTTTTACATGACTCATAAAAGTCAAAGGCTGCTTTGATTGTTTCCTCGCTCGCAACTTGGCCGATGTGCTCTATTTCCCAACCATACCAAGAACCTAAATTGTTTTTCTCCAATACAGTTTTTAGTTTGTAGGACTGGGTAAATGGTGCAGGTCTAAAAAAACCTTTACCATCTTTTTTCTTTGCTCTTAGAGACATCATCATAGAATTCCACTTTTTAGATTTTTTTCTTTGAGTAGATTTCATTGTGATTAAAGCCGTAGAAGATTTATCTTCCTCCACCACCATTACATAGTGTGAAGCAGTTTCTTCTACATAGTTACCATTTTCTAACCTATCCTTACCATCGTCACCTCTATTTGTTTTAGACATGATATCAGAATCAGAAGGGTAGACATTAACTGGAGCAACAGCACCTTTATCTCTGTCTTTCCATTCAATGTACTCGAGTTTATAGAAACAAGGTATGACATCCATACCTTCAGATCCATTATATAACTCGTTTGTCACCGTGTTGTAGATCATTCCTGGTCTTGCCTTTTCATTAAATTGGCTATCACCTTGTGTAACTTGCGGGGATAATTGTCCAAGAACTTTTAGAAATGGTAACGCTAAACTTTTTGAATCTACGTTATCAAATCCTTCATCAGCGAATTGCTCAATATTAATTGCAGCAACTGCACCGGCTTCTTTTTTAATCGCTACTTCGTCCGATTGTCCGTCTTTTATTTTCATATTATTACCTATTATTTGTTAGTTATTTTCGTTTTATTTGCGATGTATACACCGAACAAATCAAATGGTAATTGCTTACCACCTTCAACTTGCTCTTTAACAAACGCCTTCAAAGTCATAGGTTCAACTTTTTCTTTTTTATTATAGTTGAAATTAAACTTTTCACATACGCTTATTAATTCAGAGACTTGATTGTCTTGTCCTCTGCCAAATGATGCTGTAACAGTATTTTTAATTAAATCTTCAAATCCGTTACTTCTCAAATAACCAAAGGCTTCGTCAATACGTGACTCAGGAATTTTTGCTGCATAGAATGGTTTTACTTCTACAGTAGATCCATCACTTAACTTCAGCAAAGATACACCAGCTTCCTGCATCATCTCTGGAATTGTTCTCTCCTCTAAATCACGAGCTTTGTTTTTTAGAGTAGATAATTTTTTTTCTTCATCTTCGATTTGTAGTCGAAGATTTTTTAGTTGATTACATTTATCTGAAATAGACTTAACACTATCTTGGCTAAGATCTATATTAGACATTTTTTCAATATCTATTTTTTCCATATTTCCTCCGCTAATGTCATTATTTTATTTTCTTGACCTTTGCAAGTAAAAAAATATATATAATTTTAGGATGTGGAAATACCCGTATAAGACTACCCCATACGAGCATCAACGAAATGCTCTAAACCAATCTGCAGAAAAAACGCAGTGGGCTTATTTCATGGAAATGGGTACAGGTAAAACTAAAGTTACTATAGATAATATTGCATATTTATACTTACAAAGAAAAATTAATTCTGTTTTAATTATTGCACCTAAATCTGTTTATCTTAATTGGGAAACTGAAATAGAAATTCATATGCCTGATGTGCTTAAATATAAAATTTACAAATGGAATGTTGATAAAGATAAAGATTATCATGCTCTTAACACTTCAAAAGATTTAAAAATATTTTTAATAAACGTTGAAGCTCTTTCTACGAAAAGAGGATTTGAAGGTTGTAAAGATTATTTAATTACAAATAGCCTAAACTTTGTAACGTTGGATGAATCAACCACCATAAAAAATAGATCAGCAAAAAGAACAAAGAACATTTTAGCACTGCATAAATTAGCACTGGTAAGGCGTATATTAACAGGATCCCCAATAACAAAATCTCCATTGGACTTATATACACAATGTCAGTTTTTAAGTCCAGAATTATTAGGTTTTTCTAGTTATCTAGCTTTTAGAAACAGGTATGCTGAAATGACTGACATACCAGTCGGTTCTGGAAGATACATCAGTGTTCCAAAATACTATAAAAGACTAGAGGAACTTGAAAAAAAAATGAAATTCTTCTCGACTAGAATTCGTAAGGATGAGTGTTTAGACTTAAAACCAAAAGTAAGGCAAAAAAGATTTATTGAATTAGATGGTGAAGGCAAAAGAATTTATGAAAAACTTAGGACAAATGCATTAGCTATTGTTGAAGATAGTACAATTTCATTCTCTAATAAACTTACCGAGATAATTAAACTTCATCAGGTCTGTAATGGTTTTACTAAAAATGATGATGGTGAAATAATGAGTCTACATAATTCTAAAGTAAATGCACTTGAAGAAATACTAGAAGAAACAGATGGTAAAGTAATTATTTGGGCAAATTATATTTATAACATTAAGCAGTTAATAAATTTTTTAGAAAAAAAATATGGAAAAGAAGCTGTTGTTAGTATATATGGTGACGTAGATGTTCAATCACGTAAAGAAGCTGTTAGAAAAATTCAAGAAGATCCTAACACACGTTTTTTGGTGGGCAACCCAACTACAGGAGGGTTTGGTCTTACTCTTACTGCTGTCAATACTGTTATTTATTTCTCTAATAACTACAACTTAGAAGTGCGAAAACAATCAGAAGACCGTGCTCATAGAATGGGCCAAAAAGGAACTGTTGTATATATTGATATCGTTGCAAGAAATACATTAGATGAAGCTATTATGAAGTCGTTAACAAGTAAAGGCCAGATTGCAGCTAAAACATTAGGTGAAGAAGATTTAAGAGACTGGTTGCTCTAATTTATTAAACTGTTCTACTCTTTCCAAAAACTTATCTCCATATTCCTTTAAATCAGCCTCTGAAAGTTTAAATTCTTGATATTGTAGTGCTCTGGTACAAATACTTATTACACCTTGCTCTATAGGGCCGTAATTAGCTGTATGGGCTAAATAATAGGCACCTAGCTGTAACTTGTAATCTTCAACCCATTCTTCTTTTTTTGGTTTATTTGCTTGTTTCCAATCAATAATACTAGGTTTTCCATAACACAAAGCAGATAAATCGCACGTGCCAGCAAATTTATTTTGGTATTCTAAACTAATTTCATTACCCCACACCTCATCTATTTTAATATTGTCTAATATGGTTTTAGCCATCATCCTAGGTTTAGCACCTTCTTGCATAGCGTTATAATAACCATTACCGTTTAATGTGTATTCAAGAACTTGATGCATTTCGGTTCCAATGGCAGAAGCTTGTCTCATGATTCGATCAGCTTCATCATTACCTATTTTTCTACGCCAATTATCAAGAAACCTTTTATCTTTGGTTGCTCCCAAAATGGTTGTGACTGATGGAACTTTTACACTATCAACTAAGTATTTACGTCCTGTGGTATCTGAAAATCTATTGTAATGTTTGTAAGGATATTTCCTAACTAATTTCATCTGTAGTTAATACTACATGTGGTTTGAAAGTACAGCTAAAACTACTGCAATACACCCACCTATTATCCATTTTTCCATTCTAGCTATTCTTGTTTCCATTCGATCAATACGTTCAAAAGTTTGTCTCTGCATTAACCTGCAAATTTTCTCGTGATTATCTATTCGATCAATTGCAGATTTTTTAGCCATTATGCTTGTCCCTGTCTTCTTGCAGCTATCTGTGCACTTAATGGATCGTTAGGAAATAAAGCTGAAACTTGTTGTTCTGTCACTTGTCCGGTAGCCGGTTGCATTTGTGAATTCATTTGTGCTTGTGGGCCAACTTCATTTACATCAGCTTCACCACCAGGTTCAAGTTTATTCGCTTGTGATGCTGGTAGGAAAGTAGAATTAAATTCTTTTTGTGCTGTAAGACCACCTTCAATAAAGTTTTCCTCTTCCGCTTGTTCTTCTTCCTTTGGTGCTTGCATAACTTCTTCATCATACATTTTATTAATTGTTTTCATGGGTACATTGCCCGCGTTTTCTCCAAAGTTAGGTTTAACCATTTCAACATCTTTCATATTAAGATATTCAGTAATTCTTTTAAGATCAATATTTTTTGGATCTATAGGTACAAAATCATCATCATCACCAAAAGCTTTATTCATAAATCTTGCAAACGCTTCTCTTTTAGTTCTTAACCCAGCCAGATAAGCTTTAGGATTAATTACACCTGCTTGAGTTACACCAAATGCTTTACCACCTTTAAGTATTGCTTCTACCTCTTTTGGCGTAAGCACATCATTGATCTGTCTAAGTAAATATGGATCAGATAAAATTTTACCTGCTCTCAAAGCTGTTGCAAATAGTACAAATGGAGCAAGTGGACTAGCAGCAGCTGAACCACCAAAACCTAAAGCAACACCTGCAAGTGAACTAGCACCGCCAAGTGTTAATCTTCTTTGAATGAATGAAGAGGAGTTTGTAATTGGTATGTCAGTCAATCTTTTTGAATATTCAACAAAGTCTTGTAGATGACCTAATGCTGTAGCACCTTTTTGTCCGCCACCATACATCTCTTCAATAAATTTATATACGTCCATTGAAGGATCATCTAATCCTAAAATATCTCTAAATCTTGTTCCATCAAAATCTCTAAAATCATCAGGGCCAAAACGTATACTTGTAACGTCTTCTAACCCATCTGCAGTTAAACGTGAACTTATATCTCCTCCTTGACTTTTTAATGCATTTTTTATGCCAACATTTTCCATTGCTTCATACATATCATCTACACCATTTTGAAATCTTGGATCAACTTCTAAATTTTTAAAGGCACCATTATCAAAAGGTGCACTAAAAGGAACTCTTGCTTTACCAAATATACCAGCGTTAATTGGTTTAGATTTAAAAGAAGACATAAAAGCGTTGTGCATAAATCTTGCAACAGATGCTTGATATAATTTTTCTCCCGCAGCAGAGTAACCTGCAAAGCCTGGTTGTGCACCAATCATTTTTCTATATTCTTGAAGAGCTGCTGGACTTCTAGATTTAAATACAGAGGTTTGTATTTTTTCGAATAATTTATCTTTAGGGAGTGTTGCTGCCCCTGGAATATTAAACAAAGTTTTTTGTGTAAATAAACTCTTATCAAATTTAGCTAAAGCTCCAATAGCAGTAGTACCTTCTTTACCAGTGTAAAATTTCATAATTCTTGAAAATACTTCATTGGCATCTTTTAATCTTGTATGTAATTGTGAACCAGCATTTATTACTGACTCCATAATTTCTTTACCATCTTGTGTTTTAGCAATTTTAGCAGCAGCTCTAGCTGATAGTTCTTCTGTAACTTCAACACCTTCTTTTATAATTTGTTCTTCTGTTTCTTTTAATAATGTTTGAAAAGCTTGTTGATTAGTTGGTACTTCTTTTATAGCCTCTGCTACTCTTGCAGCGGCTAATTCAGGTGCCATAATTTTTACAGCATCTCCACCACCTAACTCAATCATTCTTTGTTGTAACTCTTTGTTTTGTAACAAAGATGGAACATTTAATTCTTTTAAAAAACCATGAGCATCTTTTTCTAAAGCCTCTCTTATCATGGCAACTGATTTATTAACTGTTTTATATTTTGTTTGTTCTAATGCTTGATTAAGCATCATAGTCATACCCTTATATTGATTAAAGGTTATTGGTGCTCCACGTGCTACACCATTTGCAAAACTCATAAATTGAGCTAAAGGATCTGAGAATCCTGCTTGCTCCTCAATTGCTTTTAAGTCGAATGGTCTTCTTCCATCTCCTACAGATTTATTCATTGCTTGGATGATGTCTGGAAACTGTGCTGAGTTTTGTTTAAGAAAATCATCGGTTGCTTTTAAAGTTTGTGTTAATTTAAGAATAGAGGGATCTCCTGCAACTGTGTTAACTGCAAAAAATTTTTCATAAGCTTTATCTATTGTTGCTGCGTTTTTTTTAAATGTTTCAACGGCTTGGTTGTATACTTTTTGTGATAAAAAAGAATGTGTGTAAATTGGTGCAATAGTTGCAATATTTGAATCCATAAATCCAGAAGAAAATGTTTTTTCTGCTGATAACATTCTTCTATCCATTATTTTTGAAATGTATGGAAATACACCAACAGTTTTAAAGTATGATTGACCTAATCCAGATAAAGGACCGTCTCTCATTGCTGCAAGTAAAGGTATCTCGTATCCGTTGTCCCGTGCAAATTTTGCAATTTCTTTTTGAGTTATGCCCGTAGTGCCGAATAATTTATTTAAAATTCCACCAGATGCCATTAGTAGTGGCGTAAGCGCAGCAGCTCCAAAGTTAAATAATGCTGCGTTTTTTGCTTCTACCATTGCTCTGTCTACAATATTTAATTTATCAATATCTTTTTTAGGCATGTTACCTAAATCTTCTAACAAACCATCCATTAAAGATGGTCCTACAGCTTTATTCATTAAATCATAAGCAACAGAACCCGCACCAGCTCCTGCTGTTCCAGCTGTCGCAACTGCAAGTTCACCTCTACCTAGAGGACTTCTAAATGCTCTTTCACCTAAGTCTAATGTTTTTCCTGCAAGTTGTGCAGCACCTTTTAAAAATCTATATCGACCAGGAAGTTTGTCTGCCATTTTTTCAAAAAAGAATTTCTTACCTTGTGTAAGTTTCATTCCTGTCATTCCAGTTTGTTTATAAGCATCAGCAATTTTATCTTTCATGTAGTTTGCTGCCATAAAAGAAGTTGATACATCTCCCGCTAAAACAGCACTACTTCTTCCAGATAAGATAAAATCTCCTCCTGGTATTGAGGATTCATCCAAACCAAGTGCTGCAGCTAAAGGATCTTTGGCTACTGTTTCTTGTTTAGCTAGATCTTGTCTAGCTTTATCTCTTTTAATAGCAATTTTTCTTAAATCACCTTTTAAATAACCTTTTTTAAAAAATTGATCTACCGCTCTTAGTTGAAGTGGGTTTAATGTTTCAGGAGCAAAGGTGTTATCATCAATAGTTTTTTGAACTTTATTTATAAATTCTTGTCTCTCTGGTGAAAGTTTTTCTGCCATTAGTTAACTCCAAAAAGGTTAAATAACTCAGCGTCTGTCGTTGGCGCAGATCTTTGTGCTTGTCCTAAAGCTTCATCAATAGGAGCTATTAATCTTGCTACATCATTAGGAGTATTACCCATTTGATAGAACCTAGATAATCTAGCAGCATTTTTCTCTTCTACTTTTTTTAATAACTGTTCGTATTTTTGTATAATTTTTTCATCTGGCTCTCCCGATAAAGTACCAGTTAATTCTTCAATTAATTGTAAGTCTCTATTTGTCAATCTGTCTTTGTCTTTCAAAGCATTAGCCAATGTATACGTTAACATTCTAGCATTAACCTGTAATTGACCTAAAACTTCTGACGCGCTCTTAGGACCATCAGCAGTATTTATTAAAGCGTCTGGATTTTTAGCCATGAAGCTTTCTGTAGCTTTTGTAAAATCATCTAAAATTCTTGTTGTACTTTCGTCAAAAGTTTCTTTTGAAAAAAGACCTTTAGCATTTTTGTATTTTTCATTTTCTCCAATACCTGATTGAGTAAAAGTATTTCCTACAGATCCTTTAAATCCTTCAGCAATCTCAGATGGTATGTTTCCAATTGTTTCTGCAAATTTTAAAATTATTCCAGATGCACCAATTGCAGTTTTACCTTCAGGTGTTTTCATCAAAGATATTTGTTCTTTAAGAGTTTTAGCAGCCATTGCACCATCAGCAACAAGTCTTAAGTTATCTACATAAGCTGAAGAATCTTGTTCAGGGAAGAAAGTTGCATCTACAGTGCTTACTTCTTTCTCAGCACCAGTTTTTGGATCAAAAATAAAAATTTGTGCAGTATCTTTATTTTGGAAGGCTTCATAATATTGACCATTCATAGAAATTGAACCTCTTTGTCTTTTTATTTTACCTCCTGCATCCATAGCCTCTTTTAGCATATCATTTCTCGCTTCAATTATATCTGAATTATAACTTAAAACAGTTGAAGCCCAGTCTCTGTAGGCTTCATCATTTTTCATTTTGACTAATACTTTAGCATCAATTGCAGGGCCTAAAGCATTACCAAATACTTCAGCCACTCCAGCAAAACCACCTTGCATAGTTTTACCTGATAATAATCCAGCAGCTAATTTCATTAAGAAAATTCTTTGTGGATCCATTTGAGTGTTTCTAGGATCTGCTCTTAAAAATTGTGTCATATCAATTGTACTTGCTGCTTTTTTTGCTTCCCTAATTTCTGGATCCTCAATATTATTAGGATCTAATTGTGTGCCATCTCCACTAGCAAATTCTTCTGAAATACCCTCTTTCTTTACAATTGGTTTATTGTTTTTATTTATTGTTTCTACTGTTTTTTCTTCTTTAACAAATTTAGGATGATTTGCATCATTTGCTTTGTTTGGAACTTGTGCATAAAGTTCGTCATTTTTAATAATTGCATCTACGTCATTAGCTTCTATTTCACCATCAGTAATAGCTATTGCTAGATTTGTTGCCTTATTGATATCTCCCATATTTTTTTGAACCATTAAAGCATTTCTTAATTCCTCAATTGCTTTAGCTCTTTCAAATAAATCATTTCTAGCAGTTGATTCGTACTGCATTGAATCATCTGGACTCATGTCAGCAGTAGCTTGATTCATCTCTATTTGTTTATCTTTATTTTTTACTTTTTTAACTAATTCATCTACATCTTGAAAGTATCTTCCGTACTCTTTTGAATTGTCTATATAGCCTCTCATCTCTGCAGCAACTCTTTGTTCATAAGATTTAGAACCCGGAGGACCTTCTGGGGTTTTATCTAAACCACCTGCAACAAGACTTCTTGCTGAGCCTGCACCAATAACCATTTTTCCAACATCACTGGATACCATTGGTCTTCCTCCCCCGAAGGAAAGATCTCTATTAAATATGTCCATAGCTTTTTTTTCAGAAATATTATTTGCTCTTGCGTAATCTTTGACTAATTTAGATTCATCAATATATGCTTTAGCACCACCTGTTGCAGCTAACGCTCCACCAATCCCAATAGCTCCAATTGGATTAGAAGTACCTAATCTCATACCACTCCCTAACATTCTTGCAAGTGTTTGAGAAGTTTTACCTTTACCTAATGCTAGAGGTATTGAAGCTAACTCACCAGCAGCAGCTGTTTTTAAAATTGGATCTGGTATTCCAGCCATTTCTGCGCCTGCATATAGTGCAGTTAAACCAGTCAAACCTTTTGCAAACTTTGCAGTACCTGCTTTAATTTTACCTTTTCCATAACCTGTAATGTATGAACCAGATGTTTTATCGTAAGCGAATGATTTACCTTTAGGTCCTTGAAATTGAAGTGGGAATTTAGAATACTGTGATTGTGATAAAAACTCGGGTCCTTGTATTTGTCCAGGACCTTGAAAGATTCCAATCCTTGCTCTAATAGGTTTAAGAACACCTTTACGAAGTGCTTCCCTTCTAAACATAGGTCTGTTTAAAACTTTGTTTAAAGACATTAAACCCCTGTTTGTTGTTTGTTAGGTGAGAATGCTGAAAACGCTCCTATACCAGTGCCAACAGCTTGTGCAAAAGGACTAGTGCTTGGTCCCGTTCCCATAGTTACACCTGATTGTGTTTTAGGTCCTGCTGCATACAAGTTAGCTAAGAACTCAGCTCTTTGGTATGGTTCATATTGTTGTTGTAATGTTGATTGTCTTTGTGCATCTAAAGTGGTTTGAGCTAATTGTCTTTGTAACCCTCCAGCAGCCATCAACTGATTTATGTCTGCTTGTGCCATATTTTGTTGTTGTCCACCTAATGATCCTAATTGTTGTCCTGCAGCCAAACCAACTTGTTGTTGTCTTTGAGCTGCGCCTAACGCAGTTTGAAATCCGGTAGATAACGATTGACCAATGTTTGATAATGTTCTTCCTTGAAGCTCAGCTTGTTGAACACCTTCTCTACCACCACCAAAGGCACCTGCTCCAATAGCTGTAGAACTTAATTTATTTTGCATCATCTGTCCTTGTCTTGCAATCTCATCCGTTACATATTGTTGATAAGGATTTAAGTATTGATTTATTTGTTGTTGTCCAATAGGAGCTGCTGCACCTATAATTTGTCCAATACCTGCACCAACTGTTCCAGCTCCAACACCTGTTGTTCCAGCCGATTTGATTCCTTGTTTTTCTAACGTATCTAATTGTTGAACTTTAATATCAGGTAAATTTATTGGCTTATTTGCAATATTTCGAGCGATATCCATTAACTCCAGTTTTCTTTCCTCTATACCAGGTGCTTCTCTTTGAAAATAAGTTTGTGAAGTTGGTGTAGGAGTTGATTTAGGCCTCATGAATCCCATAGTGCTATATCCATTTCTCTAGTTGAACGTGTTTCTTTTTCCAGCCCCATTTTTTGGAAACTTTTTCCCAACCAGGTCTGGCCATAATATTTAATTTTTTGCAATCATTTAATTTTGCAAAGTTTGTAATTTCATTAACAATATTATCTTCCCATAATTCTCTTCTTTTTCCTGTGCAAATTAGTATTTCATATTGTTTATAATTAGGGTGCTCTTGAATTTGTCCAATACAAATACCAAAAACTTTATTTTCTTCTAATTCATCAGAACCAAACATTACCCAAAGTTGCATTGTGTTTGCTTTCAATTCATCATAAAAGTAAGAAGAGTCAGCCCACTTTCCTGAAAAAGCTAAAGCTTCAGCTACCATAAATTCTGCTAAAGGCCAAAATTTTTCAATATCTTTTGGCTCTATTGGTAATACACTTACAAGTGGTTTAATTCGTTTTTTGCTTGCTGTTGCCATTTGCCTCCTTCAATAAATCAAATACTCTTTTATATCTTTTTTGTTGTTCATAAAAGTAGGCAGCACCTTTCTGTCTCATGTCTTTCATGCTATTTGGATTAGCACCTGCAATGATTCCTGCGCCTAACACACCATCTGCTCTCGTTACAAACTCTCCATCTGCTAATTGAGCTAACATCGTGTCTTCGTCTTTATCACCAACTCCTGCTCCGTCCTCAACATATCCTAATGCTCTAACATAATTGTTAGAATCTTTTTCATCGTGAGTTGTTTTAGATGGTAAATAATTTATACCACCCTCATTAAATTTTTTAATTTGTGCTAAGCCACCAGTTTTTAATCTTACTTTGTTCATCGACATTCCTGGATCATTTGGGTTTTCTTCTGGCACATAAACTTTTTTATATTCTTTTTCTTCTCCTGTTGTAGGATCTATGTAGGAGAAACTTCTATTCTCTCTTGTTGTTAGATAATTTTTATTATAGCCAGGAACATAAACATCCGTAGGGGCTGAATCGAATCCACCTAATAGATAAGGTATCCCTCCTGCAGCTAATGCAACTTTCATTGGATCATAAGCTCCACCAGGTTCTTTTCTTATTAAATCTAATAAGCTACCGCC